TATAATAGATTTAATAAAGAACCTGGAACTCGTTCTAATATAAAAGTAAATAAAATAAAATATAAAACTACTATTCTATTACTATTAAGTTACAATAAAAATATCATTTTTTTCTAGAAATAAAAATCGGCTTTTAAATGAACAAAGATGTAAAAACCTCACACCCGCTTGAACCATCCGCGATAGGATAGCAGGTCCAAAATGTAACCGTGACCCATGGTCACGCGAACCCTAGCTAACTTCTGAACATGAAAATAAAAATACCCACCATGGATAATACAAGGATGCTTATCGCAGTGAGACTTGCCGATTTTTTAGAGCGCATAACAACATATATAATGTCATTCATACCAAAACTATTTGACACGCGGGATGTGATAGATTATAAACCGAAGCCGCTACCAGCGGATTCGTCGGATGATGACGAGGAACTATTCCAGGAAGAGGCTGAAGAGTGGCAGGTTATCCGCGAGGAAAAGAAGAAGACTGGGTGGTGGTTCTTCGGACGATCAAAGCAGAATTAATTATCGTTTCCTCTGACCACATCGGCCCATGTCCTTTCGTCCTTTTTTTCCGACTTTGAGAAAATTGACCCCATGATATAAAAACAAATAACATTATTATTTCAAGAGAAGATGCCATGCGAATGTTGTAAGAAGAAAGGCATTCCTGTAAAGTGTAAGTACTGTCCCGGACAATTCTGTACAAAGTGTCTAAAGTTAGACGCACACAAGTGTCCAGGAGAGTTCCTGAAAAAGGAGGATGAAATTTTTAAACTTAAGAAGCAACTGGAGTACGAACCACCGAGGAAGTTGGATGTTATTTAGGTATGTTAAAATTCAAGTAATCGTTGTATGATTCTAAATACCAGTGCGTTTATCATTTCGTCGTGCCCCAGTAAATTAATTGCCGATACGATGTCCATCTTCAGAACGGTTACATCTGGTATATTCTTTATAATTACAAATTTTCTAAGGTAGGGTGTGTTGTCAGGTAATCGAAGCCATTGATTGAACTTTGAAAGTTTGTCGTTATTTCTAAGACTTCCCATTTGCGGAACATTACGATATAATTTGTTTATAGAGTTCCTGATTGCGGTATTAATCAACAGATTGTTCAATTCGTTCAGATTAGTTACACTTTTGAACTTATTAGCAAAGTCGCGTGAAATTTCTGTACCTCTCAGTATATTTGTATAAAAGTTGATTTTGTTGTCGTTGATAAGGCTGGCTTTTTGTTCAACAATGTATTTTTCGATATCATGCTGGCTGAGTTCTTTTGCGAGTGTACTTATGAATTTTTTTCTATTTACATTAGGCATATTTTCGTTGGACATATTTTCGTTGGACATATTTTCGTTGGGTTCGATGGCTACAGACGCAAGAATGGAATAGAATTTACTTTCAGCCTGTGATGATGGTTGAATATTTGCACGGTTGGGAAGGCCTTTTATAGCTGTGCGAATCTGTGCCTTTTTGACTACATTGTTTGAATTTACGAGTGCTACAAATCGCCTAAATGCGTTACCAGTCGTTAGTAGTTTCTTTGTGCGTATAACCTTTTCTCTATTTGGTGTTGTCTCTCTATTAGTGAATAACTTCTCAATCGGTCCGTTCCTATGGTTAAGATGTCTATTGAGATTCGCGGCAGAGGCTGGAATGCCGGGTATATTCTGACGGTTTACTCGGACCTTGTTTTTAGCGCGCTCTAGGTAGTTTATATAGCTTTCCCTGGTATTAGTACTAGTTCTAAAATTGGTTGTAACAACTATACCAGTCGGACCTCCACCCTCAAAAATAAACATAATAGATTTGTTATTATCAACCGATATCAATCCCATTTGCTTCAAGAAACTGAAAAGCATGTAGAATGCCCCAGCGGTACGATCACCCGTGAGTGCGGCTGATTGGGATGCTATTGAAATAAGTAGAATATTGAGATCGCCTATAGTTTTGAATATCCAATTTGAGATGAGTGTTTGTTTGGTCATGTTAGAACCAGAAATAACGCGTCCGGATATGGCACCACCACTTGGTTTTGTTATATTCACATTAACCGTTCCATACGATTCATCGATGGAAAATTTTGTTTCTAAAACTATTTTATCGTTATACATAATTGTGGATTTAAACTCATCGTTATTAAGCACAATATATCTCCCAGCTATCAACTTATCAATCGAGGTGAGTTTACCCGAAGCCAGTGCAGACTCCAACAGTCCTGGGTTTTTCTGAACAATATCTATACATTCTTTCATATTTTCATAAAAGGTTATAATTGGGTTAGATGGCTGGGTTGAACCCAGGTCAGATATAACGGGTAGGGATATAACATATAAAGGGTTAGCTGCTGAATTAAGTTTATTTACTGTTGCCGCCCATGCAGCCGATGGACCGGCAGCCTTACTTGTCTGATCGAATGATATCATGGGGCGGGTATTAGGAAATCCACTGTAACCGGTGGGTATACTAGAAGTGTATACGAACGTCTCTTTCTTTGGATCGGGTTCTAGCTGTTTCTGTAATTTGAGACTATTGTACATATAAGTGGTTTCATTCATATTATAATACGGTTTACCGGTCGCCTTTCTCTTAGACTCAAAAAATGATTTTTCGAGAAGGTCTTTATATTCACCATCCTTACGAAGAAATTCTTTTATCTCTTTTTTTATATCGTTATTAAGCCATTCTATTTTTTCTATATATTCGTCGAACGCTTCAATTGGGCCTGTACTGATGTCTAGTCCAAGGACCTTATTCATAAGTTCAAGACCTTTTGGATACCCTGTCTTAGACGATGAGTCGTGGACCTGATCACAGAAAATGTTAACCAAGAAAAGGTAGACAGATTCTATATTGTTCATTTGAATTGTAAGTGATCTAGATTGTATAGACAATAATCTGGGATTAGACATACTAGGATTTCTGGCCTGTTTGATAGAGACGTACTCCAATATATTTGTTATTATGGCTAACTGAGTATCTTTGTTACCGGTCAATTTTGCCCCGAGTTTTGCGTGTATCATCTTGGCGAATTTAGGTGATACAGTCATGCCTTGAACAGAACTTGGTTTTGTACCCGCCTTGGATTTTTTGACCCCCATCATTGCTTTGGGGGGTGGTCTTTGTTTTTGCTCCGCGCCGCGTTGGACTCCAAGAACCAACGGTGTCCTTTTACCACGTGGGAACTGTATCCCAAATGGACCTACACCCTGTGAGTTACCTCCCTTTGGGTTACCTCCCTTTGGGTTACCTCTCTTTGGGTTACCTCCCTTTGGGTTACCTCTCTTTGGGTTACCTCTCTTTGGTCTAGCCATTTACTATAGTTAGAGATTTTAATCGACATTACAATAATGGCGTACGTTCTACGCGCTCACTGTATCCATGATATCGAAGCGGATGCTGGGGTGATCGAAGTGACCGTCATGTGTATCCACGCCGGCCCCAAGAAGGAATTCATCTACACGACACCCCGTGGCAATTGGCAGGACATCAGCTTCCACCATCTGGAGTATATGGACTATGCGGATTTTCTCAGACTGATGGTGTGCCGAAACCACGAGGTCGAGAAGAAGATCGCCACGGTAGAACTCATCCACAATTCAGATGTGTACTCCATCCGGTCCATGAACTGTCTGAGGATCCTGGATCCATCCTTCCGCTCGCCGTATGTTAATATCAAGAACAGTAATCACATGGATCTTGTCCAATATATTAACACAGTTGTGGCCCCCAGATTTTTGAATGAATGTACAGATACACTCCGTATTACTAGTTACGCAGACGCATTAAGGCGGCAGCGACAATAACCAAGATGGCTATTATAATCCACAGAGGGACAGACTCCGTACGCAACTGTCCCCTCTTGGGCCAGTAGGTCCAGATACCGGGATCGGTCAACTGTTCGGGGACCAGATTGCGTGACATGGGACAGCTGACCGCGTTGTCCCTACCCAGACCACAGAAGGACCCTCCTCTCAGAAAAGAACCTGTGGCAGCTGTCACACCCCAATCACAAATGGGCGAACCCTCTTCTTTATCTGGAGCCATTGCCTCTTCGATTGGATCCCGGTGAGCTGAATATGGCCAATCAGCCGACCAGGCACCCGGAAGATTCATCTCTCCAACTACAAAAGGATTATAATCATTTATTGTATTTGAGTCAGATAACATATAACTGCTCATTTGTAACTACTTTACATTATAATTTCGCGTCTGTACCTTCTCTTGGTGCTTCAGCCACATTTCATCCAGATCAACATTAAGCATGGACGCCAGCTGAAACAGGTAACTGAAGACGTCACCCATTTCCATCTGAATATCAATACCCCTCTCTTTCTTCAGTCCAGACTTCTTGAACGTTCTGGTGTACTGGCGGATGGCTGACGCCAACTCTCCAATCTCCTCGGTAAGAAGGAGCCAGACTGTACTTACAGGGGCTCGATCCCAACCTTTGTCTTTACAAAGGGCATGGGTGGTATCTCTGTACAAATTGAGAGTACTCATTCTTACCCAAGTCGCAGTTCAAATCTTAAAGCCCAATCTGATCATTGTAACCAATCTTGACACCATACAGACTCGTGTTACGGGGGACAGGCGGTGGTTGAAGGGGTCTGTCTATGTCCTTCAGGTAATTATAGTGCTGGGCAACACCAGACGCCACCTGCTCTGTGGCCATGTCGATCACTCGACCGTTCATCATGCGGACCTGTGGTGTGACACTTCCATATGGATCCGCGGAATTGTTAATAAATACTACTCTCATCATGGCTATCAAGGCATCGGGTGACTGATTGTCTATACGGACCCCAAATTTATTGAGAACATTCTGCTTGAGACCACGCTGGATAATATCCTGGTTGCGCTGACAGAAGAAAGCGGTGTTAAGTGGTGTCTGAGTCTGATTGATAGAATTCAGATTCATATTACAATAGACATGGAAAAAAAAGTTATCCATTAGTAAATGATCCAGGGAGCAGACTTCGATGAGGCATTCGGTCCGGTGTCCCTGGCCCCGTGGCCGGCGGGTGTCCCGGTGTGTGAACCACCGGCGTGCTTCGTGGCCAGTTACCCACCTGTGACCCCAACTGGTCAAGTAGGTCCTTTCTTTGTAAACAGCTACTTCCTCAGACCCGACAGATCCCGCGAGCTTGGTGGTCCGGTGTCGGTCAGAAGAATCACTTAAAAGTTAAAGTTATAATATATGTAAATGACAATGAAGGTCACCAAACGCGACGGTGCGTCTGTCGATATGAAATTTGATAAGGTAACTACACGGATTTCTAAACTAACTTCTGGATTGTCCCCAGTCATCAGCGCTGATAAGGTTGCCCAGAAGGTCTTTTCATCCATGTACGACGGTATCCACACAAAGGAAATCGATACGCTATCGGCTGAAATTGCGGTTGGTATGATCACCGAAGACCCGGACTACGAGGTTTTGGCCACTCGTATAGTCACAAGCAACCTTCATAAGACATGTCCATCGCTATTCACACTTGCCATGGAGCAGCTGTACCAGAATGAAATTCTATCCAATGGTGTGTGGACTGTCATCGTCCGCAACGAAGAACTTTTGAACGATATGATTGTTCCCGAATACGACAATGACTTTGGCTTCTTCGGTCTGAAGACACTTGAGAAGGGATACCTTCAGAAGGTGAAGGGGGTTATCGTGGAGACGCCACAGTATATGTTTCTTCGAGTAGCTTTGGGTATTCACGGGAGTGATATTGATAGGGTCAGACAGACGTATGATTATATGTCTCAGAGGTACTTCACACACGCAACTCCCACACTGTTCAATGCCGGTACACCCCGTCCACAGATGAGCAGTTGTTTTTTGGTTGGTATGAAGGATGACAGTATCGATGGTATTTACGACACTCTGAAGGAGTGTGCGCAGATCAGCAAGTGGGCGGGTGGTATCGGACTCCACCTTCACAACGTTCGCGCCAACAAGTCCAGGATCAAGGGAACCAATGGGGTGTCCGATGGTATCATTCCTATGCTCCGGGTGTTTAACTCTACCGCGCGCTACGTGAACCAGGCTGGTAAGCGCAAGGGGTCGATCGCCGTTTACCTCGAACCGTGGCACGCGGATATTATGGAGTTTCTGGAGTTGCGTTTGAACCAAGGAGATGAAGAGGCCCGCGCGCGCGACTTGTTTACTGCTCTGTGGATTCCGGACCTGTTCATGAAGCGTGTCCAGGATGGCGGTGACTGGTCTCTGTTCAGTCCGGATGAGGCTCCTGGACTTTCTGATTGTTATGGTGAAGAGTTCGAGGAACTGTATCATCGGTACGAAAAGGAGGGGCGGGCTCGGGTGACCCTTCCCGCTTCAAAGATCTGGATGGCTATCCTCAAGTCGCAGACAGAGACAGGAACACCGTATATGTTGTATAAGGATGCTTGTAATAAGAAGTCCAATCAGAAGAATTTGGGTGTTATCAAGTCCTCTAATCTTTGTGTGGCTCCCGATACCATGGTACTTACTGATCGCGGTTACACGCGGATAGCTGATATGGAAAATCAAATCGTGAGTGTGTGGAATGGAGAAGAGTTTAGTCGGACGATCGTCGTAAAGACCGGCGTTGATCAGGAGCTTATTAAGGTGAAGACATCGGCTGGATTTGAACTGGAGTGTACTCCCTATCATAAGTTTTATATCGAAACCTCCACAAGGCCGTCTGATAAGAGTAAGCCTGTCAAGGTTGACGCACAAGATCTTGAGCCTGGTATGCGGATTATACGGTATTCACTTCCAGTCATGAATCAGTTCACCGATACCATGAAATATCCTTATACCCATGGGTTTTTCTGTGCCGATGGAACATATCAAAACGCCAATAGTAAATCTAAAAAGTGTAATTACAAGAAGAAAGGTGGTACAGATTTCTGTGGACGCCATCAGAACTGTCTAAAATTGTACGATGATGTTGACACGTGCTGCGCAGAAACGTACACTCGACGGCCTATTATTTACCTATACGGCGACAAGAAGAAACTGATACGTGATATAGAGTGGGTGTATATGAACGGTTCGGATGACCGTCTGACGCTTGTGTTACCGTGTGATACAGATGAAAAGTATTTCGTTCCAATTAATTATTCACTGGATACACGACTTAGGTGGCTTGAGGGGTACTGCGATGGTGACGGGTGTATATTGATGAACAATGGTATCAAGAATATCCAGTTTGCTAGTATCAATCTAGAGTTTATCACAAATATTTCATACATGCTTCAGACGCTTGGTATTGCCACCAAGATATCAGTGGCGAACCACGAGAGAAGCGTGAAGTTGCCCGGTGGTACATACAAGTGTAAGAAGATCTACCGAACAAATATTGACGCAAATGGTATTCTGAAGCTTATTGATCTAGGATTTTCACCGAAACGCTTGGACATTTCAAATACCCGCAAGCCTCATCATATCACAAACGCATTCATAACAATTACAGAAGTGGTCTATGAAGGTAAGCGTTCCGATACGTTCTGTTTCAACGAACCAAAGAAGCATGCTGGTGTATTCAATGGTCTGTTAACTGGACAGTGTACAGAAATAACGGAGGTTTCTAATCCGGAAGAAACAGCTGTGTGTAATCTGGCATCTTTGGCGCTTCCACAGTTTGTTACTAATGGCTGCTTCGGGTACACTAAATTGTATGAGGTTGTTCGGATCGTTACCCGCAATCTGAATAAGGTCATCGACAATAACTATTACCCCACGGAGACCGCCCGCCGGTCCAATATGCGCCACCGTCCGATCGGTTTGGGTGTCCAGGGTCTGGCGGATGTTTTCATTCTCATGGGGTTGCCTTTCGATCACCCAGTGGCCAAGCAGGTCAATCGGACCATCTTCGAAACCATCTATTTCGCGGCTCTCTCGGAGAGTTGTCTGATGGCTGCGGAAGAGTGTCCCTATGAAACGTTCCACGGGTCGCCGGCTAGTAAGGGGTTACTCCAGTTTGACCTGTGGGAGGGTGAGAATAAACACAGTGGTCTATGGGATTGGGACAGGCTGAAGAAGGACATTTCTCTCCACGGTCTCCGCAACAGTCTACTGGTGGCCCCGATGCCAACGGCGAGTACTTCGCAGATCCTCGGTAACAACGAATGTATCGAGCCGTATACCACGAATATCTATTTACGTCGAACACTGGCGGGTGAATTTGTGGTCGTCAACAAGCACCTGGTTCGCAAGTTGAAGGAATTAGGTATGTGGTCCAAGGAGATGAAGGATCTTATGGTGGCTGCGGGCGGTTCCATTCAAAATATCAAGGAGATCCCCAACGACGTGAAGGAAATTTTCCGGACCGTGTGGGAGATCAGTCAGAAGTCTATTATCACTATGGCTGCGGAACGTGGTCGGTACATCGACCAGAGTCAGAGTCTGAATCTGTTTATGGAAAACCCAACGGTACCCAAACTGTCGTCTATGCATATGTATGCGTGGAAGACCGGACTCAAGACTGGTATGTACTATCTGCGGACAAAGGCCAAGTCGAAGGCGATTCAGTTCACACTGGAACCTTGTACAACGTGTTCGGCTTAAAGTGTTGGGTTCTGTTTGATAATAGATATGAGGTTTGTAGAGCTTAACCCAAATGAGGACCTTGAGTTTGGTGAATTCAACAACAAAAAAATGGGAGTGTGTATGTCTGTGAGTAAGAAACCTCCTAAGTTTCAGATTCCTCGGATGTATATGCCATTTGGTATATCCGGTTTCACACCGGTCTATGGTCCAGTCAAATATAACATTGACTTTTCAATGAAGGGGTGGGACGAGGAGTGTAATTATGTGAACAAGTTTTATAATTTTGTGCGGACCATGGAAGACAAATTGGCGGACCATGTGATGGACAATAGTACAGAAATTTTCGGGCGGTGGATGACAAAGGATGAGATCCGCGGTATGCTCAATAGTAACATAAAGGAGACAGGAGACCGTGAGCCAAAGTTCAGACTGAAGATTGACACGACCACGAAAATCTTTGACGTAAATGACGCCGATGTGACGACAGATCTGGATAACGGACTGTACGCTCGTCATTCCGGTGTTGCCATGGTTGAGGTGGGTGGTGTCTACTTTATGAACAAGATGTTTGGTATCACGTGGAAGATGGCTCAGATGAAGATCTATGAACCACAGAGACTGAAGGGGTTTCAGTTTCAAATGACGGATGATCAGTAATTTTACTCACACTTTTTAAATCTCTCGCGGAAACGGGGAGGGACTTAAAAATTGGTTTGAATTCAATTATTTACAGGCGGCGCATAAGTGTGGCGAATGGGTTCTGGGCTGCGAGCTTACGGCGGGCTGCGGTGTTGGCGCGGCGGCGAGCGGCGGCCTGACCCTTGTAGGTAGTGCCACCTGGGGAAGTCACGAGTGTGCGCTTGATGCCCTTGTTGGCACGCACCTTGCGGGGGGCGCCTGGCATCTTGGCGCTACCGAATATCATACGGTAAAGTGTGGCCTCGCGGGGACCCATTGGGCCACGCTTCACGCCCTTGTTGGCACGCACTTTGCGGGGGCCACCGACTGGCTTCTTTGGTGCGGCGATGCGGGCTGGTGCGATCTTCTTGGGTACCGAGTTGGTCGGCTTGAGCTTGAGAAGGGTACCGGCGGCGTTCTTCTTGAACGCAGCCTTGGGACCATAGGACTTCTTACCCGCGGCGGTCATCACAAAGGGCACACCCTTGCCACTCACCTGGATCATACGACGCTTCGAGTTTGCGAACTTGCCTGACTCCATTTTTATATAATATCCAAATAGAAAATAATTTTAGAACCCCATGGAGCAGTATGCCTTCTGAGCATCCTTCAGAATTGGACCCTTGAGAAGGGTAAATTTGGGAGTACCTGGAACCTTCTTCTTGGCCTTTTTGACGCATGATTTCCATGCTTCAATGGCGTCCTTCATCGTTTATAGTCACTAACATATTTATTCCATCCATTGTTCGCTATATATTTTATGTGATCCATGGCCGTGTACCACTGCTCTCCTGTACAATCCAGATCGTACTTACCACATTCCCATGCAATATCACGCAATGTGCGCTCTGAATAATCATCGGGATCACAGTTCTTTATAAAGTCCAACGAATCTGTATCTATCACAGACTGATAAAGAATTATGATAACACTTTCCAGATCCATCTCTACTTCTTCTTCTTCTTCATAATTTTTTTAGCCTCCTTGTACACTTTGGACTGCTTGGTGAACAGCTTGAACTGACCATCCTTGAAGGCCCCAGCCTTATCAAGAGCACCGCGCCACGCCTTGAGACCTGGGTTCTTCTTGCCAGCAGCCACCTGCTTCTTGGACTTCCAGCGACCATCTTTGCCACGCGTAAGATCATTCTGTGTGAGACCACCCGCGGTGCGATCGGCTGTACCATGACCAACCTGAGCCTTTGTGCCGACTATCATAATGTTTAACCTATACAGAGAAAATCTTCTTGAGGTCGTGGATCGTAATGTTACCGCGGGCCTTCGTCGGAATCTGCTTGGCTAGGCGGGGGTCGTTAAGTACCTCGGCGCACACAGTAGCCTTGTGACCCTGTAGAGCCATGATAGATTGTTCGATGCTGGGTAGTTTGTCCTCGCCCGCGTACACTATCTTGCGAACTGTAACCTTATTGGACTGTCCCGTGCGATGAGCCCGACCAATGGCCTGTAGCTCGGTCGCGGGATTCCACGATGGGCTGGTAATATAAACCCGCGTGGCCTCTTGGAGGTTGAGACCCTGACCGCCGGCCTTGATCTGAATAAGAAACACACAGTGGACGGTACACTGTTTGAAAGTGTTGATCTGTTCAGTACGGGCTTCCTTTGACACACTACCGTCGATACGAAACACCTTGATACCAGACTGAGTAGCCATCTCGTGGACAACATCCATTTCACCCACGAACTGAGAGAATACCAGAGACTTCTCGGTAGGGTGGGCATGGATCATATCCATAAGAGTCTCCATCTTCTTGGACCTCCCCTCCCACAGTTCAGGATCCTCACCCTTCTGCTTGGCAATTCCATCAAGGTACAGCTGAGGGTGTATCATAGCCTGACGACATCGGAGTAGACACTCGAGGATGTGCATGGTATGCATATTGGCATTCTGAGAATGTTTGAAAATTTCCTTGACCATAGTTGAACTCTGTTCATACACATCCTGATACAGCTTACGTTCTTCCGGGTACATATCCAGTTCAACATTTTCAAAGTCACAAGGAGGCAATTCAAGACGAATATTAAACTTGGCCACATCCTCCTTGGTCCTCCTGAGAACGTAGGTATCCCGAATCTTCTGAGACATACCCTGAACCAGAGACTTGGACACCCCGATAAAAGAACAGAGGGTCACAAAGTCCTTTATCGAGTTGTAGACGGGAGTACCACTGAGGACCCACCGAACTCGACCATGGAGGTTGCGGACACTTGCGGACAGTTTGGACCGAGCGTTCCGGATCTCGTGTCCCTCGTCGAGAATGATCCGTCCCCAGTTGATCATATGGAGGACAGTTGGTTCACCCTTGGGTTTGCCCTTCTCAACCATGACACTGTAGGGTGTTATCACCACATCATACTTGAGAAGGTCGCTAGGGTCCCTCGTGCGACTTGGGCCATCGTGGATACCAACCTTCAGATGAGGAGCAAAGTTACCAATCTCATCACCCCACTGGGTAACGATAGACTTGGGAACCACGATCAAGGTTGTACGAAGAGGGTTACCCAGAATGGTAGCAATAGTCTGAACAGTCTTACCCAGACCCATCTCATCACACAGGAAACCACCACGGGGACCGGAGTTGGCCAGTTCGCGCCATAGAAGCCACAGGACACCCTCCCTCTGATAGGGAGCTATGAGACGTCCCTTGAGGGTAGAAGTTGCGCGTTGGTAAGCAGAGGTAACAGCGGAGGTAGACATGATGTTCCAAGCACACGTGCTTGACTCTTACCCTAAGGACCCCGAAAACTTGATTGAGATCTAGACATGTTTTTAGAACTCTGAGTACTCAGTCTCGTCGTCATTACACTCTGTGATCTCACACGTTTCCACCGGAACCTCCTTTGGTTTGCGAGGTGCCCGGGTTTTCTTTGGCTTGAGAAGATCTTCCACACCGTTCTCGCGATGCCACAGTACCCTCTTCCACAGAGCATCCATAACCGGTAACTGTTCAGCAAACCACTGACGGTCTCGCTTCACTTCGGTGACACAGAACTCTTGTGGTCCGGGCCACGTGAGTTCGTATGGTTTATATTGGATGAATACAGCTTCTTCAAGATTGAGAATTTCCAGAAGGAGCTGAATCTGTGGCATATAGTAAACAGGTACCTCTGGGGTTATCTTGCGTTTGAGAGGACACTTGATCTCCAGCAATTTCCCGGATTCTGTAATGCCGTCCGGGCTTCCACCCAACCACTTGTGGACCGGGTGGGGGTGGAGACCAATCTCATGTGCCACCTCTCCGTACTTCGCACAGTAAATATCGCGGGCCTCATCCTCAAACTTGTTTCCGTGTTCGGTCGCTTGGTTACCGAAGAACTTGTTGTGGCCACACTTTTTCAGAATGAGTCCTTCTGGTTTCTCATATGGGTTCACACCGATGGCCGTCGCGGCGTCGCTGGCCGTTAGCATGTTTCCACGAAGGGCCAGCCATTCTTCAGACCTCTGGGCGGCGTACTCATTGTTTAGAAGTTCCTGTACAATCGGATTCATATCTCTATGGATACAAAATGCCTCAAAGCTTTATACTATTCCCAACAATCGGATAGCTTCCTGAGCGGCATTCTGTTCGGCTTGTTTTTTGTTCTTGGCACTTCCACTGGCAACCACGTTACCGTCCACAACCACTGACACCCCGAACACTCCGTTATTGTGAAAGTCGATCGGATACTGTGGAAGGTCTATCTTGATTTGTTGACAGTAACGCATGAGACGGTCCTTATAGTTATCATCAACCATCAAGCTGTCCATGTCAACTACATTCGGATCTGAGTACAGATTGAGAATGAACTTCTTTGCGTGGATGAGACCCAGGTCCAGATAGATGGCTCCTACCAACGCTTCAAAAGCATCCTCCAGAATCTTCTCGTTTGTATTCCAGTTATTGCGTATACCTTTGTCGTCCATAAGAATCCATTTCTCAAGACCCAACTTCAAGGCTATACCGGCCAGTGTGTTACCGCGGACCATCTTAGTCCGAGCCTTTGTAAGAAACCCCTCCTGGTGTTCTTCATACTGATCAAAAAGCATTTTAGTGATTACAAAACCCAACACAGAATCACCCATGAACTCAAGGGTCTCAAATGATTCCGTAAGGGTGTACTTTTTAAGGGCGGATTTATGTGTGAAGGCTCTAAGGTAGAGGGTGGTGTCCTTTACCTTAGTTCCGACTAAGTCATCTAATTTTTTGCGATCTAGTTCTGGTGGATCTATCAACGGCTGCGGATCGTCTTCATACATTGTTATATATATTGTACTATTATTATCTCTAAGCCTCAACCACCTTGCGCACCACCGGGCGCTTTACAACCTTCTTGACGGGCTCTGCGATCGCCTCACCACCGGTGGTGGCTGGCGGTGTCTCCTTCTTCACCGCTGTGTCATTCTTAATGAAGTGTGGGCTGAGGTACTTCTGGATCGTCAGCACAGTCACCTGGACATCCTCGGGTGGAGCGAGGAGTGCCTTGAGCTTCTCATCCAGGATGATCACCCGGGCGTTATCGGGATGCTTGAGGCCGTTGTCCTTCACGTATTGGTTTACGCGACGGGTTGCGTCGCTGCGGGAGATCATCTCACCCTCCGCAAGACCGAGGAACTCGCGGAGTACGGAATCAACCTCGTTGAGACGGTTGAAGCCATTGTTCTTCGAACGCTCGGCAGCCTTCTCACCGTTGGGATCCTCCTGCGTGGAACGGATCTTACGGACAATCTTGGCAAGAGACTTCATCTCGGAGCGAAGGGCGGTGATCTCGTTGTAGAGGGACTCCATGGTAATGTCAGCCATTTCTACTATACATAGGCTACGCCCCTTTAAGCTTGTTTTGCGAGGGGGTTGTACGTGAATGTGTGTTGAATCGGAACTCCCATCGCAGGTGGTGAGCTCGTGACCACATTAACATATTTAGTTGCGGGGACCTTTCTTCGATTTATAAAGAGTGAGAAAACAGCTAGTAAAATTAGAACCAGAGCCACGAGGAATATGAGTTGTATAATGGGTCTTGTTTTGATTTTCGCAGTCTTGTGTTCTATTGGAATTTGATACACTCCCGTGGGTGGTCTTGGGGCTACCCCCTCGCACTGCCCAGGACAACCACCCTCACAACAGCCCTTGTCGCATCCATACAAGAACCCATCATCTCCTATAAGTGCGCAAAATTGGTTGGAATTGATGCGATTGGTTCGTTCCTCTTCTGGAAGCCCTTTTAATTGAAGCTCATCCAGAGATGTGTAACATTTACATTTTTTACTTGTAAATTTCTGGCTACACGAGGCAAGGTCACATGATACCATTTTATATATCAGTATATTATATTATATTATGAATAGAAACTTCTATTCAGATCGGTCCGTGGCGACCTTCGTCAGGAAGACGGTCTGCCAAGGGGACCAGTCCCTGTATCGCTACTTCAACAATGAAGACAGAATGCGTTTCAGGAGACGTCTGGAGATACTCAAAGTGGATCCCAAGGTTATTGAGAAAGCTGTGTATTCATATGTCACCGACTCTATCAGAGACATTATACTGGATACCATAGGTAACCTCACACGATTTCTCAAACCTATGGGAGATCTGGTTGTCAGCGGAGGCGAGGGATTCAATTTCTACTTTGACAGAGACTCCAGAGTGGTCACGAGTGATATCGACACAAAGTTTGTTCCTAGGCTGGCCCGTAAAGGCTTCTTTGAAGGACTCCAGGTCATAAAGCTTCTTTTATGGGACAAATTGGGTGAAGTGGCCGCACTTGTAGAGCCCAAAATCAGGATGCGGATCAAGGCTCTTAGAGTGACTCGACTGTCGAATGTACTCGGTATATCGTTACCCACCACCGGGCCTGTGGTTACCATAAGATACACTCTTATAAAGAAGTCCAAGCAGTCCCCGGGTAACAACCCCAACGTAACCCCTAATGACGTTATGATAGATGTGGAACTGTTCACACTTGATCTTATGATCAGATACTTTTCCACGAAGGATGGTGGTATCAGGACGAGAAACTTAGGTGGTATCCTTGATATAGCTTTTATGCGTCCAGGGGAACTTGGGTACGATGTGGCCACCGGTAAGGCCAGAGGTGTCATGTACAAGAACCAGGTGACAGGTAAATTTGTATACAACCCCGATATAACCGTGGCAGGTAAGAGGTTCCTTTTGGAGGACCTGTACCTCATGCAGTCCATGGGGTTGAGGACGGACAAGAAGGACAAGGATCGTAAACGAATGGTGGAATTCTCCAGGAAGGTACTTGGTATCAAGGACGTATCCACATCGGAATCCATTGAGTCTATTTATAAGAAGGCTATCAAGGTTTTACCCAAGGAACCAAAGAGATCACCACGTACATTGAAACCTATCAATAGATTACTTCTTAAGAAGGCGGAAAGGGTCAGTCCGTCCAAATGGGAGACGCGTACAACCCCACCCACGCATGGGAAGGTTACCAGACAATTCGCAATAGGTCTCAAGGGACCGGAAGGTCTCAATATCAAGGGGTTCTCAAAAACATCAGGCAAGTATAGATTCAATCTGAAGACAAAAAAGTGGGTTCGCAACAGTAGAACATCTTATATTAAGAACGAATTCAATTACCGTCCATCCGAAAACATAAATACACCCATGGATCCTCCGCAGGTACCATACGGGTACAACCCCAGGAGGGACAAGGGAATGTCACCTATCATAGCCTACAAGGCAAGTCGTATACCGTTCATAGGTTTAAAGAGGTAAGCCACGTGTATAACAAATGTTCGCATACAGTGAGCCCAAGCAGCTTCAGAACGGGTGCTATGCGGTCCGTGTGACCGACGAAGACGGTAAGAGGGTACTCCGTCAGCTGAACGGTGTGACGCTTCTGTCTGATTTCGCGGAGTCTCAGGTGGCCGTGTTTGATATTGGTTCGTGTATGGACGTTATCAAGAGCGCAGATGAGTTTAACGTTGAGTCGTCTAAGCAGAACTCGATGTCATGGTTCGGTAAGGAGTTGGCCGCAAAGACTCTGGAGTCGGCGTACGGTCCCAGTGTGTCCACGGACGGTGAGATCAATCTCCAGAAGGTGAAGGGTCTCAAGATCTATAACCATCTGAAGGAGGTGGTGGATCCAGAGAGTCTCGCAGTCAATACGAAGTGTGACATCATTGCCGAACTGTCCAGTCTGACGTTTTCCAAGAAGTCTTTCAAGGCCAACTGGAAGCTTGTTCAGGTGAAGTTGCGGGCACCTCCTCACACCCGTTATACCGATGAATATTTATTTGCGGATAACGACCAGGCGGATGGTGAGTCTGAATCGGATGATGAAATGATCTGAAAAAATTTATATGAACTATAGTAAAGATGCCACGTCTTCCAACGCCTTCCGCTCAGCAGGTAATGACCGCTGTGGCCTTTCTCGCAATTCTTTATTTGCTGTATAGCTGTAGTATTGGCGCTCCATCCAAGAGTCCCATGATGGGTCTCCACATGCCCAAGATGTTTGAGAAGGCTCAACCAGCGCCAGGTGTGGAGGGGACTGATATGGATGAGCTTGATGATGAATACGCACCGGCAGACCTAGCCGGTACCAATATCGACCTGAACATCGGTTGCGCGATGAACTCCGGTGTGGGTCTGGCCTCGTCCCTGCTCCCCCGCGAGATGGCGTCACAGGAGGACTTCGGACAGTTCGCACCCGACGACATTCTGAAGGGTCAGAACTTCCTGGATCCCCGCAACCAGATCGGGTACCCAGAGACTCTCGGTGGCACACTGCGCAACGCTAACCAGCAGATCCGCGCGGACCCACCAAACCCTAAGCAGCCATACACATGGAACAACTCCACCATCGTCCCAGATCTCATGCAGCGCAAGATGTGTACTTAAAGTCAACGCTCTCTTATTAACTAAAAATGGCTGAGATCACAGATGAGTTTCGCGTCAAGATGGCTGAGTGGGTGGAGTTAAAGAACCAGCTATCTGAGGCCCGTAAGGATATGCGAGTCCTTAACCAGAAGGAGAAGGAATTAAAGGCTTTCATTGGTGACTTCATGCGGGACAAACAGATTGATAACATTAACCTCAAGAAGGGCAAGGTGACCCGTCGCGTAACCCAGAAAAAGCCAACATTTAGCAAAAAGGCAGTGGAGGATGGTCTGCGTATATATTTCCAGGGTGACGAAATTCGCCTGGAGGCTGCTATGACCGTTATTTCCGATAACATCCCAGAGGAGGAGCGTGCTACCGTAAGTCTCACGGGTATAAAGAGTAAGGGCGAGTAATTATTAGTTCAAAATGGTCTGGAGTGGGTACACAGACGATCTGAACGTTCAACAGAGTGAATATGATAGCGACAATGACCAGCCACATGATGATGACCTTATTGTGCCACATAACCGACCCATGGAGTATCATGACTGGGTAACCTGGCATCACGAACACCTCATGAACATGTGGATGAGTATCAAGCAATACCGTGAGGACTCGGGAACTGCTTTCCGTATATTTGACCAGATGGATTGGACGGATTTCTGTGAGATTTCATATCAATTTTCTTGTAAGTTACCATCATAAAATGTATACTATTTGTAAACATGTTAGACATCACCGCACCAAAGGTTCTTACTCCAAGCGCTCTTTTTCTGGCTCTGACACCGGGTCTTCTTCTTCAGTTCCCAGATACCACCAAACTGTTCACCATGAAAACAAGTCGGAATTCCGTTGTGATACACGCCCTGGTCTTTATGTTGGTGTATCGCGCAGTGGCCTGTGTGATGAAGATGCCGCTGACCCCCGCAGATCTCGTGGTCCCCGCGGCGATGTTCGTATTGCTCAGCCCTGGGCTACTTTTATCGATCCCCGCAAAGGGCCCACGTATATACGCGATGCTCGTTCATACCCTGGTGTTCGCGGTCGCGTTCGCGTTTTTGCGCAAGACTTTTCCTCGGTTCTACTAGATAGGATGGAACCAAAGTACTTGGTTTTGGGTCCAGGTGGTATGGGGTTTTACGCAATGCTGGGTGCCTGTTCCGCTATGTGGGATGAAATAAAGAACGTTGAGGAGATATCTGGAGCTTCCGCCGGAGCCATATTGGGTTTATTTCTGGGTCTGGGCATGTCCCCGTCTGATATATGCGAATTCACTCTTGACATGGATACGAAGGATCTTGCCACATATAACATTCGCACCTTTTTAGATAAGTATGGTTTGATCGACCACTCACAAATCAGAGAACGACTCATATCTATCTGTGAAGGGAATCCAACCTTTTCCGATCTACCAAAGAAAGTACACATCTCTGCATTCAACGTCAATCTTGGGAGAACGGAGTATTTTTCTAGGGACACACACCCAACCATGCCAGTTATAGATGCCGTCTGTATGAGCATGTCCGTACCCTTTCTGTTTTCGTCCTTTAAGTACAAAGACTATTTGTATATAGACGGTGGTATCATGGAACGTTTTCCAGGAACACCCTTCTTGGGTAAAAATCCACAGGAGGTACTTGTTATTAAAACGATAACATCTTCACATACAGGTGAAATAAATAACTTTAAACAATTCGTAAACGCCCTGGTCATAGCGGCACTGCGTAATAGTCGGCAAAGTTATGAAGGTACCACTTTCAAAATGGTTAATATAGATGTCACAGGTGTGAACGTATTTGACTTCACAATGTCCCATGAAGACCGACTCAAGTTATTTTTAATGTTTAACTATAACAAATAGGGATGGATCCATGTAATCCAAACCTGAATATAAACAATGCCCGTTCGGCACTGCGTTCAAAAATGGGTGTACCCAAGGCGTATGCCAAGAACTTTTCCAAGAAGATGATCTGTACCGCCTTCAAGACGTGTACACGTAGTAATGTATTCCCCCCGATGGAGATGAAGATTGTTGATGGGTACGTATATCTTATTGACAGTAATTCGCCATTGTCAGCTAGACAGTATCGGTTGTTGTTCGAGACTGGTAAGAAGAAGGACATCATCAGGATAGCCAAGAAGATGGGTTTGGTTGAACTCGACAAATCAGTCTCAGAACTCAAAGCTAATATCATGTCTATATTGGGTAATATGGATATACTGGAACCTATCAAAGCCACTAAGATGGAGAAGAAGAAAGAGATCCAGATGACCAACGGGAACCTATTCAATGGTGGCGGTAACAACGTGGGCAATGGGAACCTATTCAATGGTGGCGGTAACAACGTGGGCAATGGGAACCTATTCAATGGTGGTGGCAACAGCAAAGGGAACGGCAACCTCTTTAACGGTGGCACCAACAAAGGGAACAGACCCAGTAGACCCGTGGTAAAAGCTCCAGCGGCACGTGGAAACTACAATTCAAACGGACAATTCAACAGTCTCCGCAATCTTGTAAAGACTCCTAAAGTAGGTCTTAAATCTTCATCCACGGGTATGAACGTCAATAAACTGATGAATGAATTAGAAAATATCAAGAATCAATTAGGAGTACTTCCAGAAAACAATAGATATATCACACGTCCACGTGGGGGTTCATTAGCTTCATGGGGGCGGTCTACTCTCCCGTTAGAGGCTCGGACCGCTGCTCCGTCTGTGGCTCGGACCGCTGCTCCGTCTGTGGCTCGG